AGTACACCAGCAAATGTATTGCCTGTGTCATCAACATTAAGGTTAGCATTAAGTGCAGGGGTGTAATCAAGAACACCAGCCATTGTTAGAGCAGAAGCAACGTCTGCGGAGCAAAGGATCATGTTGCCCTTTCCACGACGAGTTCTTTGTGCGATTGCGTTAGCATCACGCTCGATCTGGAAAATAAGTCCCTTGAACTTCTCAACACTCCATCTTCCGTTTGAGTCGGTATCGAGGTCGAATGTACCAGCAGAAGCAACGTTTGCTTGAGCACCAGGCTCTGCTACGTTGTAGATAGTACGGATGACTTCACGGTTGATTTCAGCAAGAATCTCAGTAGAAAGAATGTTAGCAAGTTCTGCTTCTGCATTCAATCCGTGGATTGCTTTCAAGTCTTGAGAAAGTTCTAGACTGTACTCAGCTTTCAACGCACGAGATTTCGCAGTAACTGTTACTTTCTCGATGCTGAATGCCATCTCGTTGAACTGATCGCCAGTTCCATCTCCGAGATCTTCAGCAGAGTCTGTACGCATACCCTGACCAACGTTGTAGTCAGTAGCGTTTGTTTGAGCAGCAGTAGGATTAAGAAGTCCTGGGTTTGAACCTTGCTGCTGAGTTGTACCTAAACCAACGTTGTTTGCACCTGTAGCGGAGAAACCAGAAGTATCATCCATTCCATCAGGTTGTCCTGAGAATGCTGTATCTGCTTCGTTGAATAACGCCTCTGTACCAGTTTGATTGGTATAGCGTGAACGCATTGCGAAGATAAGTCCTGTAGGACCATTCATTGGTTGAACGCCAGCAAGGTCATATGCGACCAAGTTTGGCATTGAGCGTCTGATTAATGAAATCAGAACGGGGTCGAAACCAGCAACAGGACCAGCTGCGGTTGCATCAGCAGAGAAACCTGCTGCACTACCTGAACTACCAGTGTTTACTGTTGGAGCTTCTGAAAGGAAAGATGCTTCCTCTCTTAATTCTTTTTCTTGGTTTTCTAACAGGACTGCGGTGACTGCTCTACGATGAGAATCTTTGATTGGATCAAGTCCATCATAATCGAGAATAGGAGCCCACTTTTCCTGCAGAACCTCAGAATTGTACATCTGCATTTTAAGTTTACCTTTTTATTTGTTTGAAATTAATAATTTAAAAATCACTTTTTAGCAGCTCTAGAAAGTGTATTCAGATAGGCTTGCATACGAGGAGTGTGATCCACGGATGCTACTTCGTCAGTAGAAACCTCTTCTGATAAATTTTCAGAGGTGCTTTTTGGAGTGCTTGTATTTGTAGGGAAATAAGATTCCTTTAAAGTTCCAAGCTTCTCACGATAGTCTGACTCACTTTCAAACTCAACATTCTCTGCTAAACCAGCAAGTTTCTCTTTCTGAGTGTCTGCGAGACCTTCAGCAACATCTGCAAAAATTACATCTGCTGTGGATTCTGCTAATCTAGAATTGAGAGCCATATTTCTCTCAATTTGCTCATTGAGTTTACCTTCCATTTCATCAAGCTTATCTACCATGCTATTAAGCACATCATATTTTTCTTCAGGGATTGTTACATAATGTTCTTCAAATAGTGACTTCATACCTTCCATGAAGGATTCAGTCATTTCTGTTTTAAGACCTGCTTCTACTTGCAGAGCGTTTTCTTGGAACCACTCGTCTGCAACGTATTCAAGGTAAGAATCTACTCTTTCTGTTAGTCCTTTCTTAATTGTGTCTAGTTCTTCAACTAGTGCTTGAGCATAGGACTCTTGGAGTTCTTCTTTGATTTCGCTAACCTTGGATTTGATTGCGGTCTCGAAAATTGTACGTGCCTTGTCTTGGAACTCTTCGGAAAGTTCTTCTCCTTCAAGAAGTGCCTGAACGTCTGCGTCAACGTCATAGGTTTCTTCTTCTTCGATTACTTCCTCTTCAGTAGTCTCCTCTTCGGCTACGATTTCTTCTGTTGAAGATTCTTCTTCAGAAACAACTTCTTCTTCAGTTGCTTCTTCTTCAGCAACTACTTCATCGGTAGTTACTTCTTCTTCTTCGATAACGTCCCCTTCTGATTGTGCTTCTTCTGCTTTAGCTGCTCTAGAATTAACAACATCTCTTACTTGTGCTAGAGTTGCTGCTGCATCTTTAAGCTTTGCAGAATCGTCATCAGGACGATAGTTTTCTGGAGTAGGTCCACCAAGGTCTTCGACTGGAATGCCAGATGATGGCATTGGGTCAGCTTTTGCTGCACCTTTAGTGACCTGATTTTCTTCGATGTTTTCCATTTCGTGTTAATAAATTACAGGTAGAACGTTAAAAGATATAAGAATCTATACTTATTTATAGATTTATTAAACTTAGAGGTTATTTAGAAAATCGTTGAATAGACTCAACTTATGTTCTTCTAACCTTTTTTGAGTAACCAATGTGTTAATTGATTTCTTGGTTTTCTCAGCGAATTGTTCACGGAGTACTCCTCCTTCCCAAATCCACTCTTTTCCTTCCATAATTCCATTAACAAAAGCATCTGGTGCGGAAGGATCTGCTACTATATCAGCAGCAGTTGCTAGTTGGAAATCTTCACCAACTACTTTACAACCAGTATGATCTTCTTTAAGTGATCCAACTCCACGAGATGAAACACCTAACATAACACCTTCACCAAGTAAAGATTTTGCAATCTTACCCATAGGTGTTTCTAGGAGTTTTGCCTTTCCTTTAAAATTATTACCACTTTGTTCAAGACAAGTAATTTTATGAGAAACACGATCAAGATTTACTGTAGGACCTTCGGGATGACCCAATTCACCTAAAGCACGACCTTTTTTAATAAAATTCTCAGAATATCTACCAACCTCACGAGAAAGAGTTTCTACTGGATACATTCTACCATTGCGGTTTTTAATACCACCTTGTAGAAATACACCTTCAATATAAAGTTGCTTTTTAGCACCTTTACCTTCAGTGATAATTTTTACTTGAGAAATTTCTTCTGTGATTAGTTTCATTGTTCTTAATTTGTGTATCCGACAGCAGCGGCTTTAACTCCAGCATTTGCAGCAAAGACACCATTTAATGGTTCTTTTTCCAATTCAACTACTCCACCACCAGGTAAAGTAAATGAACCAAGGGTTGACCCACCAACTTCTTCAACTAGTGTAACTAGATGTGCGTTGGAGGTTGTGTTCACTACACGAACCAATCTTGCATTACTAAAAATTTTAGCACCAGCAGTATTAGTGCCTAATGCTTCTTCTGCACCTTTTAATAATAGTCTACTCATCTTCGTTTGATTCCTCTGGTTCTACAGTAGTTTCATCACCTACTTCAATTTCTGCTTCAGCTTCAGCATCATCAAACATTGAATCTGCTACTATTGGTTTCGCAATTTCAAGGCGTTCTGCTGATTTGGCATATAATATATCTTTTATTCTATCAGATACATCAGATGCACTAGCATCAGTAGCAATCAAATCCACAAGATCGTCCATAAGGTTAAATTATAGTAAATATATACCTATATTTATAACTCGGCCTTCTTAGTATCTTTTTGATACTGTGCATCAACTGCTTGTGCTTGTGCTTCTACATCTGAATCCATAGGGATTTCACCCATTGACATTGGATCTCCACCCATATTTGGATCACCTTCTTGAGGTAATGGTTCACCTGTTATTGGATCAACTTGAGATGGATCTGGAATAATTCCTTTTTGAATCTCATCTTCAATTTGCATATCGATTTCTTCTATTTCAGAATCTGTTTGACGTAAAACTTTCTTACGAACATATTCAGTAGAATAGTACTTACCGATATAAGGTTCAATAGTAGCAAGTGAATTTAATCTTCCTTCTAATAATTCAGTTTCTTTTAATTCTGCAAATTGATTATCATACAAGAAATCATATTGAATATGATCTTCCATAGATTCCCAGTCTTCTGGGGTAACAATATTCTTAAGTATTAATTGTGTCTTAAGCATATCATTAAACATTGCTGCAAAACGCTTTCTTAAACGTCCTACAAATTTAGCAAATTTGAGTTCATCTCTCAAAATTTCTGATGATCTACCTAAATTAAATCCACCATCTGCTGCAATTCTAGACTCAGGAACACCTAATGCTCTATAAAGTTTCTTTTGGAAATACTCAATATCAGCAAGTTCTCCTAAATTTTGACCACCAGGTAAAGTTGTAATTTCAGTTCCCCGACCACCTTCTCTACGAGGCAACCAGAAATCTTCCATCATACTCATAAATTTACGGTCATCACGAACTTCACCAGTGTTTGCATCGTAAACTAACTTATTTCTATAGCGAGACATTACCTCTTTTAGGTATTGTTCTGCTTTTACTTTTGGTAGATT